CTTCGACGAATTGCTGGCTTGCGCCAGGCCTCATCCAACCTCGTGGGTTGGAACCCACCTACGCTTCAGTGCGAGGGCGTAGGGCCTCGGCGACACATCAAGGTGTCCACGTGGCAGGGACGGTTCATCCAGATGAACAATAGGATGAACTCGCTTATACCCCGCTCGCAAACACTTCGCCAGTGCTCCATAGCCCTCGAGGGCATCAGGAGCGTCAGGAGGAACCGCAACCCACACGCGCGCTTCCGCGCGCTGCAGATCGCGATTCCACCTCAAGACCGGTAGAGTCTCGCTAGGACTCGTCCAGCCCAAGGCGGGACTGTCTGGCTTGACCATCGGTAGTGGACCGATGATGCGCTCGACGCTTTCCCTAAGCGTACGGGCTGCCCTTCGCAAACCAGCCTTCTCCAGCTGATTCGCTGTGGCAATCGCCGAGACAATCTCCGATGCGTCACCCCGATTTGCTGGCAACCTACGACGCACATAAACCGGTGTGACCGGGTGCCCGTCGTAAGCGTCCACTCCGCAACTCTCCCTGAAGTTGCCCTTCCAGAAAGATTTGCGTCGGTTGATCAGGAGACCTAAGGCCTCCAGACCATCACAAATCAGTGGAGCCTCGTCAGCGGGGACGATCAAGTCATCCCCGTAGACGTAGACGTCCTCTCGCATCGCTGCGATAGAACGTCTAGTGGCGGGTAGTTCTCGTGCTGCCAAGCGGATGGCGATGATGCTCGTAAAGAACACCAGCGCCTCCACAGGGAAGCAGAGTGCTGACCCCATCGACGCAAACTTCCTGAGGACGATCCATCGCCCATCAGGAAGCTCGGCACGCTCAGATCGAGCAGCGTGCACCGCCCGCGCGAACGCGGGGGCACCCGCAAACAAGACCCTCGAGTGCCACAGAGAGACGCGATCGCTGGCCTCTTTCATGTCGAGCGTCGCGAGACGCCCGTCACTACTCGAGTTAAGTGCCAGATCCTGGTTGACGGCTTGGTCACGAAAGTTTACGTGACCTGCAGTCAACTCGTTCCGCTCCACAGCGGTACACAGGACGTCGCGCAGAGCCTGCTGAGCGAACTGCATGCTCACCGGCTCCACGGCAATGACACGAGGCGACTTCTGGGTCTTAGGGACTAAAGTCACCCTCACGGGTGTCTCGTCCACAGGGTCCACGAGTAGAGACCTCATCGGCGATTCAGGACCCAACACGGGCGCCCCATCAAAGAGGTCGCCCATGCGGGTATCCCAAACAAGGCGCGCCTTACTCAGGCCCGCTTCCTCCAACCGAGAAGGCCACCGGTCCAGATGTAACCATTTCTGATTACCCCGGACTCTCTCCACTGTGCTGCCGGGACCATGGCGTCCCAGAAGGACCATCTCGTCGAGATCCCCCTGGTCGAGACCAAGGTCTTTTACAACACACTCCGCCACACGGGCGAAGAGATCGTTGAGCTCCTTGTAGGGAGGACGATCTGGGAGTTCCTCGTCGCACTGCACGAAGGCTTCGATCGCGGCTGCCTCACGCGCTTGCGCGCATGGTAGCAGCTCTTTCTTGAACAGCAAGGTGATTTGCCTCACCGCCAAGATGCAGTCGACCGATGGCTCCGCACGCAACACACCGTCACTGTCGAACACGTGGTGCAGGAATCCCGACAGGAATGCCGGGAGACCGGATCGTCCGCGCTTTGGGAAAGACGCGAACGACCCAGGAACCACCCACTTCTCTTCCAGACTCCTTTCGAAGTCTGAAGCGAACTGAGGAAGGGTCAGGGTGATGTACCCTAGGCCCTCGTGTTCGACTCTCTCGCGAAGAGTACGCTCGTCGCGGAGGGTGGCGACTCCACACCTAGTCCCGAGTTCCCTCAGGACCTGCAGACAGAGATCCACTGAGCTTTTCACGGTCCCCCCCTGGAGGAAGGGTGCCGATCCCAGTCTCGTGGACCCCCCATCGCCCTCGCTCTACATCTCGCCCTTTGCCAGTCGGCCCGCGACACCGCCTGATGTGAACCAGACGGCCAACGCGGAGACCAGCTTGACCTGCTCTTCGGCAGGAATGGCGGGAGAAGAGTCCAAGGTGGCGACGATACTGACGCTAACGGGGACGTTACGCCCCTCCGAGAACGAGTCAGGGACGATCGATGAACGGGTCAGCCGAACAGTCACCCGATTCCTGCCATTCTTGGCAGGCATCTGATGACTGATGGTCAACTCGAACTCCGTACCGTCACTGTCCTGCGCTCTGTACGCGACAGAGTCGTCATCCACCGAGGTACGCGGCAGCGTTTTGGTAACGCTGTCGTATGAGAGGGACTGGGGATCGGTGAGCATGGAATCTCCTCTGCTCTGAACTTGGTTACAGCCCCCGGCTGATGCCGAGTGCAGCGAGAATGCCAACCTGCCTTGAAGTCAAGGTGGTATTGACACTCCCTCCGAATGGGTTTCCGCCCGGTACGCGAGCCTTGGTCTCGGTGATGAATCGAGACCTTACAGCTCCGTCCTGGCCTCGCAGCTCCGGCCACACCTGTGACCCGGCGTTGTCAGCGCCAGATTGGATGGTCGTCGCAACAAGGTCCAGTGTCCGCTTTTCTCGTCGCATAATGTACGAGTAGCGGCACACCAGGTTGTCGACCGCTCCTGGCGAGATCCACCCGAGGGTATCATCCACGTCCAGAAACCAGTCGATCAGCCACGACCAAGGCATCACCTCCCAGAGAACCTGGGGGGTTGGCAGCGCGCCGAACAGCGCCGCGCGAGCCCTGGCATTCCACAGCGAGGAGGACACGTCCGGGATCCAATAGCGAAAGGACCCGACGAACCATGTCTTCCGCTCTGTACGCAGAGACGCGTACCGCAGTGTCTGAGTTGGGCGCAGAACGTGGGAGAGGTTCCCACCGCCCACGCCGAAGAACCCGTACGGGACGGATTCGTCCTCGACAACTTCGGTAGCGTTCTCCTTGTCGAGCGCAGCATAGCGGCGTTGCCATTTTCCGTTCTGGCGTTTGAGGTCCGCCAGAACCTTGTCCAATCGTTTCCAAAGAGAGTACATCTCCCGGACGTCTTGAACAAAAGGACGCCAGCCGAACTCCAGGTTCAGGTATTCGTCAGCAAGACCCTTAGCCACGTATCGTGGATTCTGGATCAAACTGGCAAGCCTGTCGTGGAGGACCCTGGGGATCTGTCCGAGGGGTACTGTCCAAGCACCCCTGTGGAAGATTCTCCCAGGCACCCGAGGCAAATCTCGCAGCTCCACGAGGAACTGCCCGAGACCCGCTTGGGGGGCATCCGGACGGGCCCTCTGGTAACCTTTAGCGAAAAGAGCCGAAAGCTCCTCCCGCTGAACAGGCCACCGATAGAGGCCAACGTCTGGAGCAACCGACCGAGAGATGGCCACATCCCGGAACCAACCGCCAACAGTCCCCAGGGGATAAACCCCAGCGAATGTCGGGGCGCCCCGGTTGGAACCCCACTCAGTCCAGCTGCTGCTGCTTTGATACTGCTGCCAGTGGGAGGCACTTGCGTGCACCACGAACAGCGGGCCGCCACCTGACCACCCGGTTGGGATGCGTCGGTGACCTTCGGAGACAAGGAGAGCGTCATAGCTCCAGTCCTCAACCGTCGAGGGGAAATCAGGAAAGCCCACAGTGATGGGGCTCACTGAGGTCTCCACGGCCGGAAGAGATCTGGACATGCGGTACAGTGGCTCCCATTACGAGGGCAACACAAGGGTTAGGCGTCGGGAGACGCTTGGGTGGCG